GCTGTGATGTGATTCTTTCTACAAATAATCTTTGTGTTATGTAACCTGTACCATCACTATTTACTGTTAGAGTATCACACACATTTCCTATACCTCTTAATGTGCATTGTATATTATTACTTTGTCTGTCACTATCATTTGAAAAAGTGATACTCGGATTGTTAATATTATTAATATCAACAGGATTTGTTGGTGTAGGTATTGCACTTTGAGTTGATTTACCGTACAAAGTTAACCCAACAATGTTACAATCACTACTATCATTAAGCACAATGCTAGTTGACTTATCTGTTGTGACTTTAATAGCGTTTTGTAAAACATCTGCTTTAAGTTGTACAATGTCTGTAGCGTTCTGCTTTACTGCTGTATCGTTGCTTGTCTTGTATGCATTAAAGTCTGTATTATCAACTTTATCTACTTTCAATACAACAATATCAGCTTTGTTCTGTGCAATGTCTGCACGTGGTTGTTCTGACTTTGTTTCAACAAAATCCCACACACCTTTTACGCTAGGATAAGTAGTTGTGCTAGGGTGTGTAATCACATCAACCTTATTAGATAGGCTTTCCTTGCCATTTACATTCGTATTAGTTGTTGCAATTTCTCGTTGTGCTGTTTCTTTGACAATCTGTAAATTGTCAGCAACCTGACTAATATTAGCGTTTAAAGTTTGTACATCTGTTTTGTGCTGAGCTTCAATACTTGTTGCTCTGTTTTCCCAATCAGACTTATCTGCATTTACTTGTTTCTTCAGCGACTTAATAGCACTTGCTAATAGTTCATTTACATTGATGAAGTTATCATCATTTGAGTAAACAATACTAACACCGTCAGGTACTGCACCACTTACAATTTCAACATTGCCAACTGTGTTATCAATATAAATAGTCTTTAGTGAGGTACAACCACTAAAAGCACCATTATTAATTTTTGTAACATTATCTGCAACAAATACTGTTACAATATCTGTCTGACTTGTCGCAAAACTACCTGCACCCAATGCTTCCGTTGATGTTGTGTTCTTTAGCACACCATCGGAAGTGAAGGTTGCAGAAATATTGAACCTAGTACCTTGAATAGCTTTAGCTATATTCTCATCCATTTGGTTCAAATTTTCTGCATTGATTGGTGTTTGTTTACTGGGACTATTCTCCCAATTAATTAAGTTGTAGCCCATTGTTTATCATCATCTCCTTGATATTCTGAACTTTCTGTACTTACTTGAACTGTAATGCCAACTGTTCCGGATAAAGTTCTGTTAAAAATTGTACTTGTTATTGTTGGAGTGTCCTCTACTCCTGTATTTAATTGTATGGTATCACCCGGTTCTAGCCACCAACGGTCAAACAGGTTAACGCTAAAAGGTCGGTATTCATAGAACATCCATCCACCATAAACAGCACCTGATGGTCTTATAAATTCACTAACAAGAGTTTTCTCTGTATTACAAGAGATAAATTTGTTATCACCGTCATAATAATTTTGCTTACCTGATGTGGCTACTATATTTTCTGTGTAGGTCTTGTCCTTGCTGTACTTAAATCTTGCTTTAGTTATCTTAGCAACTGTGTAATCTTCAAAATTCAAGTCTGTATAATAGCCAACATTATAAACATCTGTTACATCATTTTCTTGTGGTAATTTCTTAAACTTAATACTTCCTTCCCCATCACAAAAAGCAAACTTTGCAGAACACTCACACAAATCTTGAAGTAAATTAAGTACTGTTAATTTACCGTTATAAACTTCTTTTACAATTGTAGCTGATAAAGAAAGTTTTTTATCATCTTCACTATCATAAAAGTTACTGTCAACAATAAGACCTTTTTCTTCGCACATATCAATTACACATTCTTTTAAAACTTTAATTGTTGCATTTGGAGAGTAAGTTGCAAAACCAAAGAACCAAGTGTAAATATTAATTTTACCGGCTAGATAAAAGTTATCATAAGCAGCAACTTCTTTAATAGTTTTATTCTGTTGTCTTTTTGCACTATCAATAGTTCCGGTAAAGATACACGCTGACTTATCTACTACTTTACTAGGATAAAGTTCACCGGATGGGTACAAGTCTTTTGACGGATAAACATTATCCAAATAACTTTGCTTTATGTACACTTTGATTTCTCTACCTACTAATTGCTCCTTAAAATTAATAGTGCTAAAAGTAAGTTGTGACGATATACACCCACCAAAACGGAGTGTGCTATCGTCACAAATAGAATTAGTTAATTCAAGGCTATCAAATACAATATTTTCATTTGGTAAAATGCTTTTTGTATCTGTAAAGACAATTTGAATATTTCTTGATATTGTATTTTCCAGAAGTTTCTTCTTAATTTCAAGGTCCTCAACTTTATTCTCGCTAAACATATACATACTACATCACCTCAGTATTCAATTAATTCAAATGTAATAGGGTTGTACTGTATGTCATTTGATGATGCATCCATTACTGAAAATTCCACATCAGGAATATAGAAATAACCTTCCTTGTATTTGTTTTCTTCATCATTCCAATATTCAACCTTACACTTTCTCTGTGTAGAATTTACAATACCTTTATTGATGATATTCTGTATCTTAATCTTGTCATCAAGAAAAAGGATATGGGTGGAAAAAGTAATATTAGTTTTGTGATTTGATAAAGTTTTTCTTTGCAAATCGCCGTTATTATCTCTTTCAGCAGATACTTCCATTCTTTGATTAGGTGTAGTGGAATACTCAGCAATACACTTATTAGGAAATATGTTCTTATTAAATGCAATTAGATAACCTTTATAGTTTGCCATATATAACCACCTACCTTATACAAATGCCGACTTACCGTTATGCCTTTTCTTGTACATTTCATTCTGCTTAACAATCTCTTTGAAAATGTCGCTACCGTTAATTTTTGCAACAAATTCATATGTATTTCCACCTTTATTTCTAAAGATAATAAACATTTCATACATTCTCTTTAAATACAGTAAAATCTGTGAAAGTATCTCTGTGTCCCCATTGTCTGAACTTTCCTGAATCATACCTTTAAGTTTATTAAGAGGTGAAACTACTTCAGGGTTACCGGAGGATGCACCCATATTGTCACCTACTACTGCTAAGGTTGGAGCTTTTACAAGACCACCTTTTGCAAGATGAGGGATTTGTGGTATGTCAAAACCAAACTTCTTACCACCAATACCCGGTACCCACTTTGGTACATCAAAACTTATTTTATTAACGCCTTTGATAAGTGTATTAAGGCCATCAATTAAAAAATTGATAGGTGCTTTAATAAATTTAATAATTCCGTTAAACAAATTTTTAAACCAATCTCCTACACCGGAGAATGCACTTTTGATAGCATTCCACGCACCCTTAAATATATTGCCGAACCAAGTGCCAACATTTCTAAAAGGTGATTTAATCTTATTGAGCATTTTTTGTAATGGTTTTTTCATTGTTTTAAGGTTATCAGTGATACCATTATTAAAACCAAGCACTGCATACCTTGCTGATTTTTTAGTTTTCTTGGATGGCGAATGTTCGTCAAGGCCATACGGTCCATTTAGGGCCTTAATAAATCCACCCGCCATTTCAATACCCTTTTTAGCGACTGAATTTATTTCTTTTCTGCTTATCCCATCTGTGTAACCGTAAACTGCATTTTTACCAGACTTTTTTACAACATTACGCAGATTTTTAAGGGATTTCCATTTTGATTTTTCAATATCACTTGAAGAAATAAGACTTGCATTATAGGCCATAAGGACAGCTGTTGCATCTTTATAGTTGCCATTAACTACCGCCTGCATTTTTGACAAATCACTATTGTCCTTTTCTAATTGGGCTGTAGATTTTGAAGTATCTAAGTATGCCTGTTTTGCCTCACTTGCTTTCTTCTTCAGTTTGTCATATTGGTCTCGTAAGTCTGATAAAGTTGATTGCTTACCGGTTGTCTGTACAACATGACCATCATCAGCGTCAAGATAGTAGCCTCTATTATGCCAAACATAGTACCCTGGGTCATCATATAAAGCTTTCTTTTGTTTATTACCAGATAGGTTCCATTCGCTTTCAAATTCTGCTAACTTGCCTACTGCATCTTTGTAACTTTGTGCGGCTTTTGTGAATTTTCCTTGTGCCTTTACAATACCCTCGGTGTTAGTTTCGGATAACGAAGATAAGGCAGACGCGGCTGCAACTTGCTTATATTTTTCAATCAGCCCATCAAGATTTTCTTTTACTTTATCAATTTTGCCGGTAATCGTTATTGTTCCGTTACTATTTTTCTTGATATATTTGTTCCAGGCTTTTTTAAATTCCGGGTATTTTTTGGAAAAATAGTCCCCAATTGTGGTTAGTTCTGCCTGCTCCTCAGGTGATAAATTAGCCTTTTGGAGTAGTTTGTCAAGCCTGTCCTTATATCTATCAATAACGCCCATATTATTGGAAGTTTCGGTTAAGGAACTTGTCATTTCACCGCATAAGTCATTAATTTCTTGCTTGCAATTTGTTATTGCATCCACATAGGCGGACATCTCTTCTGTTGCTTGTGTAAAACCTAAGTCTTGCATCTTTGTTTCGTTGGCTGATTTAATAGCACCAACAAGCATTGTAATAGCACTTGCAGCAGCCGTAAGACCAGCAACAACAGGATGTGCCTCAATTGCCGACATTAAACCTTTTAGTGCGCCGGAAACAGCCCCAATACCGTCTGAAATTGCTTTACCGGTCTTAAATACCGCGACAGCGGTCCCTACAGCGGCAATCCCAACCGCTATACCTTTTAATGTAGACGGACTTATTTCGTTTACAACATCACCTATAAAATCAAGTGCTTCCCCCAACATATCTACAAGACCAGGTACTGCCTTTTCAATGGTCCACTTTGCAAGAGGTAAAAGCACGTTTTTATATGCTGACTTTAATTGTTCGCCACAAGCCTTTGACAATCTCCTAAAGGCTCCCAACAGCTTTTCTACCGACTTGAGTAACGGCGATAGGTCGAGATTTTCAAGCCAATCAAGACGGATTTTAGCCATATCCTTAAGAAAACCTGTTATATTCTCTACTATACCGAGGATATCACCCCAAATTTTCTTTCCTGTCCCATTTTTGTCCCACGCCTCTTTTATTTTTCTGCGGAAGGTAGCAACACAATTATTTGTATTACGGACATACTCAAGGATATTTGACCATATTCTTTCTCCTGTTCCGTCATTCCACGCCAGTCGAAAATCCCTTCCGACGGTATCGATAAGCTGGATAAGACTATCCACTCTATCTACAATTGACTGGACTACACTATCTCCAAGGCCTGCTTTAGTCCAGGCTTGAGTAAAAGCACTTGCAATATCTCCTATAATCCCAAATGCAGTTGATAAAAGATTGTTGATATGACTTAAAAGCCTTTTACCGGTTCCGTTTCCCCAAACATTTTTCCACGAGTTCGCAATTTGCTTTATGCCGTCAAGGATGTTTTTAAAAGCTAGGCTAGCAGATTTTTTAACCTTATCAAATCCAAGATTTTTTAATGACCTTGCCAATGCATTAACTTTGTTTTTAGCCTTATCCACAGCAGAATTGTTATTTACTAAATTTGATGGTAAACTCTGATTCTGCGTTTTGTTTTCAGGCACAGAAGTATTTTGAGTAATAATGTTTAGTTTATCAAAACTCGCAAGGCTTCCGGCTAATTTCTCGGCCTTTTGATTAGCATTGTCAAGACTGTCTGCAAGTCCGTCAGTTTCATCTGCCGTTGTCGCCATTGCTTGTCCGGTACTACTGGCTGAATTACCTAAATCAATACCAAATGACTTTGACATAAAGTTATTAAAAGAGTCAGCACACTCGTTAATTTTTTCAAGGAATACATTGAAAGTCTTTATCAGTGGGCTCATCACAGCTATAAAACTTTTACCAATAGTAGCCTTAAAACTCTCCCATCTAAGCTGTAAAATCCTAGTTTGGTTAGCCCAGCTATCCTGAGTTCTTGCAAAGTCACCGGTAGCATTTTTTAGTTGGTCTTGTACAAAGGCAAAACGCAAACTAACTTTTTCCGCCTCTGTCATTGCACTTGTTGTTTTTCCGTAGCCGTTAGCAAGTGCATATGCATCCAAGGCATTTTGTGTCATCACAATACCTAAATCTTTCAGCGTTTCAGTTTCACCACTAAACACCGATTTTAGCTTTGTGTATGCTTCATCTTGCGTGATGTTATAAAATGACGCTACGTCACCCGATAAGCCTGCTAAAGCTGTTGACATATTGTAGGCCTGTTTTTCGCTAAAACCAAAGGCTTCTGCCATAGAGCCAAAAGCACCCACATATTTTTTAGCCATTGTTTCGGACAAGCCAAATTGCGTTCTTGCGCTTTTAGCCCACTTGTCAACACTACTTGACATACTCTTAAATGTCACATCAACAACATTTTGGACTTCTGCAAGGTCAGAACCTAAATCAACACAAGACTTGCCAAAATCAACAATCTTTTTTACGGAGAAAGCAGCAACAACTGCCACACCTATTTGTTTGAAATTAGATGATATTTTGTTACTTGCACTATTAGCCACCGAATTAATGGACTTCAATTGCCTTTTAAATCCTGCTGAATTAAGGACTAAATCAATGCCAATTTGTCCGGCTGTTGTCATTAGCATACCTCCTTCCTTAAAAATGGGTATAAAAAATGCGTACACCACTTGATATACGCATAAGAAAAGCCACCCTTTAAAGAGTGGCTAAAAACTATAAAACTAATGTTATTTTTGCAGAATTAAAATCGTTAGAATCATCATCCCAATTAAAAGCCTGTAAAGAAAATTCGACTTTATTTATTTTGTTGATGTCGTTATCTTTGAGCTCGTCACTATCAAACCAAGCAATATCATTTGCCTTTTTGCCCTTATTTACATCACAAGAAAATGTAGGCTCAATCATAAAACCATTTACAGATACATCATCTAGCTGTATTGTATAGTCTTGACTTGAGTTGTTTTCCACAAGAAATTTCAGCCCAGTTTCGTACTCATTTTTTGCAGTACCGGTAAATGTTAGCTTTATGCCTCTGTTGTTAAAGATAACTTGATTCGTACTCTTCTTCTTTTGCTTGGGCTTTGCTTTTTTTGTAGGTTGGACAGTTGTAGTTTTTTCTTCTGCAAAGTCATCTTCGCCTTCTTCAATGTCTTCAGCAGTGTATGTTTTACTGCCAATTTGTACCTTATCTATGTAAATTACTGGCATCAAAAAAGCATCACTATATCCGCCATAGGTACCAAAACAAGTAACCTCTTGTTCGTCAAACAACTCATTTGCTAAGTCGGTATAACTGGCATATACAAATGATGCAATCCATCTTTCGCTATCACTTGTCTTTATCGACAGTTCGCAAGAGTCTGCATAATCAATAACACTCTTAACAGTACCTTTTACATAGATTTTAGTACCTTTTAATCCGTTATCCTCTGCATAGGAGTTAAACTTATCATACACAGCATACTCATATCCATCAATATCCTTTTGTTTTTGTGATACTTTACTTGTATTGTGCTCTTTTGATGGCTTTTTATTGTTGCTTTCAACATCACAGCTACACAATGTGCCTATCACCAAAACAAAAATTAATCCAATTGCTAAAATCTTTTTCATTTTTTTGCACCCCTTTTAGTACTATAGGGATATTATATTGCAAAATTCAAAAAAATACAACACTATTTTGACATGGATATGAATGTTTGTTTCATTTGTTCAAGAAATGTGCCAACATCTTCCTGGGTAACCTCTTTAGTTTTACGATAACGCCATTGATTGCGTATTCTATGCTGACTTGGAGTGAAGTTTTTTAATATATCCTTGTCATCCTCAAGTCTGATTTCTACAAGTCTAGCAAGGCTTGTGTTAGGACCCAATCCGGATAACAAGGATACAAACTCACTCCAAGGCATTGTCTTAAATTCATCTGAGCGGATAGAGACCCCATACTCCGACCTAAAAGATGAAATTATAGTATCAAAATCATCTATTAAGTCGTAGCCGGGGTCACTGTTTCCCCCTCATTATCTTCAACAGTACCTGCAACAAGCTCAACTGCTGACATAATGACCTGAGAGAAATCTTCAAGGTTAAGGTTCATTTTTTCAATTGCTTTTCTGTCTTTCTCATTAAATAGAAGTTCAAAGAAATCATAAAGTTTGCTTGGGGTTAAATCTTCAAGACTAGGTAAAATCTTTAGCATTGTTACTGCACTGTCATTTACTTCAAAAGTCTTGTCCTTAATCTTAATCTTTGGCTTTTCGTCAAAGTTAAGTTTTTCTGTAATATCAATAATTCTACTCATTTTTGTCACTCCTTATGCTGCCGGTGTTACTTTAGGTTTACCGTTTGACATAACTTCAAATTCAAGCGGTGCTACATCACCTGTTTCGCCGCTGCCGTTTGATGTTACATTGATAACCGCATTTGTAAATTCAACCGCGGTGCCGTCAGGGAAAGTCCACTTGAAGTCTGTGTATAAATCTCTGCCATTTTTCATAGCCAAACCTGCAATATAATCGTTGCCCGGATCACCAACAGTACGCTTACCACTGGCAGTAATTGTAATACCCTTAGTAGTAGCTAATCTACTTGTCCAACCCTGCTGGTCAAAAGAATTCCAATCCTGAACACCATTATCAAATGCCACACTAAAACTTGTCATATTGGCAATATCGGCATATGTACCTGATGAACCGGTTGTCTTTACTTGAAACTGATTTTCATAACAAGGATAAACACCTGTTGTTTTTGCCATAATTAATCTTCCTTTCTTTCAAAAAATATTTTCATCTCAATAACTCTTTCGTACACCTCATTATCAGTACCCACATCTATTGGTTCAGGTGTCAGTAGCTGAATCAGATACACTTTAGAATTATTTATTGTAACATTCTTAATTGTGCGAAGTTTATTATACAGAGTTCTTGCGCAAACCTCTGTTTCATTTGCATTATTATTCCAATGAATAAGCAATGATACTGCAATAACATCATAAGATAGTTCTGTGCCAACACCACGAAGAGGCTCACCACTGGTTTTTAGGGTGTATACACCAACAGATTTATCTTGCTTATTGTCAAGTCTGCCTATGTAAAAATGTTCTGCATTTATAATTGTTTTCAAGAAATCTCTTACATTTGCTAAAGTCATCATAAGCCTGTAAGCCTCCTATAAATCTTTTCAAAAGCTTCATTACAGAAGTTTTCCCTTGAACCACCCTTTAGCCAAGGGTCAAACCACTTACCTCCGGCATTTTTATTGTTAGTTTTCTGAAAGTTAAATTCCGGATGATAATAAAGTCTTCTTGCATATGGAGTGCTTGAACTTATTGTAGTTTTTCCCTGTGCTGAATGTGAATAGTCAACAAATGTTGACTCATTTTGAAGGTTCCCTGTATCAAAGGGCATTACCTGTGCATTTTTTACTTCTGTCAAAAGTGCATCAGTAGTTTGTTCTAAAGCCGTTACAGTAGCTTTATCAAATTGCCTTATAACATTCATATTAAGTTTAACCTTAGAATTAACATTAATCACTACATCACATCCAATTCAACATAGTTTACTGTACCGTCAGGGTTTCTTCCTTTTGTACACTTAACAATTTCTCTTTTCACACCGTTTACTGTAACATATCCACTGCTAATGGAACTGTTAGGGCAAAAGTCAAAGGGTATCAGCAAAACACCTGTACACTCTACTTTCTTTTTATCACTTGTATATACAGTTTTAACTCTATCCTGATAATTACAGTACAGAGGTGCTAAAAACAATGTATCAGAGGGATATATACTGTCTGATGGATAAATAAACCTACATTCGTAAAGAATTTTAGGTGCACCATCTTCTGTTAATCCCTCATCATACACCACAACCTCACAAGGTGTTTTGCAAAACTTTTTCAACACCAATCTGGGAAATTTCATATTATCACCTCATATTGTCGGATAACATAAACCTGTAGTTTTAAGCAGAGAATAAAGTTCTTGTGGAATAGCAACACCACTAACCACCATTAAATTCCAACAACTACCGAAAGTCATTGATGTACCGTTAATTGAGTAGCTTTGCAGATAGGTAGTAATCAATTCTTGATTTTCTCTATAAAAAGCAGTAAGTCTGCTATGGACTTCATTGATAACCTTTTTCTGAAAGTAGGTCAATTTGTCAAAATTGATACGGTTAAATGTTAGAATGTCAATGTGGTTAGCAGTAGTTATCTCTGTGTTATCATTAGTAATACTTCTAATGTAATCTACATACATAGCCTATTCCTTTTTAGAACTTGACTTTAGCTTTTTAAGTTCAGCTTTTAGCTTGGCATTTTCCTTTTCTACTGCACTAAACTTTTCAAGTGGTACTGTTTTACCGACACCATATTCTTTTAGTGTACCGTTATCCTCATACACATCATAGCCCTGTGCAAGATAAGTATTTGCCTCTGATTCTGTGTTTACTGTATAGGACTTATTGCCTTTAATAGCTTTCATCTTCTAATCACCTCACATTAAGCCTCTGCGTGAATGATAACACCACTTTTTAGAAGTTCATCAATACCAAATGTACCGTTTACTTTTCTGTTCTGATACATATAATTGTCAGCAGTTCTACTATCTGTACCGGGAGTAAACATCTTGATATATGCATACTTAACTCTTGAAACCTGTGCCTCTGGGTCAATAAGGATATAGTCAATCTGTTTTGCAGTACTATCTGCCTTACAACCGTCTGTAAAGTCAAATAGTGACTTCATTCTTGCACTAGGCACTTCTACAATCTTGTTAATATCATCAAGAGAACGAACTCTACGGTCGATACCTGAAGATGAACTAACTTCAAGTGTACGCTGAATACCCTCTGCATTTTTTAGTAACTTCTTATAACTTGGTGTTGCATATAGAATAACTCTATCAAGTGGTACACCTGCCTCTGCAAAGGCCTCTAGGTTATCGTCAAAGTCAGAAAGTACATTTGCACTTGTCAGTGCAGTTGTCTTAATATTTGCATTTACTCTTTTAGCCTCTGTGTAAATCTTGCTATAAGTGTAACTGTCAAGTTCAGGAATAGCCTGTGTCTTTTCAAATCTATTCTGAATATTACTGACAGTAACTACAAGATTTGTTTCATCAACATCAAGTGGGTCAACAGTGAACTCAATATCTCTGTCATGATCCAGTGTCTTTGTTTCATAGCCATTTGAATATGTACCTGAGTTAAAGCTACCACCTCTTGTATGGTCCTTGTAACCACTTACAGATAGCTTTGGAATTTTAATGTCTTTACCATTGACAATCTGAATGTCTGAATTTGAATGATATAGGTCATCACAAGTTAGTTCTTGACCATATAATTCTCTTAAAACATTACTGAAAATTGTTGCGTATTCTAATACTGCCATAATTTAATTACCTCATTTCTTTTATTTTTTTGTTTTGATACCAAAGATACCTCTCAAAGTATCTTCATCAGGGTTGTTGTTGTTACCACCATCACCACCGATTTTCTGTACACCTGCACCGTCATTAGATTGTTTCTTTAGTGCCGGTACTTCGTCAAGCACCTTCTTGACAGCCTCTGAAAGTTTGTCATTATCAATCTTGCCGTCAGTAGTTGCACCGGAAAAATCAGCTAACTTTAGCACATATGGAACACTTGAAACATCCACACCTTGCTTAATAACTTCAAGAGTTGCTACTTGGTTCACCTCTGCAATAAGTCTTGCATTATTGGCTGAATCAAGGTCTCTTTGCATTTGGTTAAAGTCAGGTGTATTCTGCTTTTTCTGTTCCTTAAATGTAGCAATAGCCTGTTGCATTTCATCAGCAGAAAGACCCTGTTGCTTAAAGTAAGACTTTAGAACTGTGTCCTCTGTTGCACTTTGTTTGCCACTGATAATACTTGCCAACTTATCATAATCAATAGTTGGTGCATTACTGCTTGGTTCATTGCCACTTGGTGGGTTGGTGTTTTGATTATTGTTTTGGTTGTTGTTTTGATTATTTGGTTCTGCCATTTTAATCATCCTTTCAGTTTTGTGGGTGTCTCCCAAAATACAGTTATAGAGTGTCTCTCATTTACAGTTGTACAAGTGTCTCTCGTAGTTTAGTGCCTTCGGGCAATAAAAAAGCACTAACGGTTAAGTTAGTGCTAAATTACTTCTTTGTTTCTTCTTTTGGCTTAGGTTCTGCAAATTCAACAAAGCCAAGTTTGTTTAGTTCTGTTGCTCTTTCATCAGAACAATCATACAGTTCACCACTATGCCTTGTGCATAGGTTATTCTCAACATCATTAAAGTCCCTAGTAACCTTTACTTTCATATCATCACCACCTTTTAGGTATTAAAAAAGCACTAACAAGATTTAGTGCCTAATAACAATATTAATTTTTGTAATTACATTTACCATTGTAAAATGCCCCACACTCAGCTTTTACACATTTCATTGGCTGATGAATGGTTTGTACGATAGTATCTGTTTTTGTACATTGTTCAGGGTTATCGTCATTATAACAATAACTTTCTTTCTGCACAGTGGTTTCCACTTTATCTCTATACGGACATATCAACATATCACCTAATTTCTTTTAAATAAAAATAGCACCTCACAAATCGTAAAGTGCTATAATATAGATTTCAGATATTCTTCATACTCCAAAGGAATACCAATATCATAATTTTTATAGTAGTGCAAAAAATCCAATGGGAAAACATATTTCCCATCCTTATATTTACCAGCTTGTATTCTTTCACCAGTAAACATATCATAAGTTGGTAAACTAGTAGCCCAAACATCTAAGTTTTCTATGTGCTTAATAACTTTCTTTTTATCAATTTTATTATTTATCTTTGATAATTCATCAAAGCTATCTGTAAGAGTAGAATATGGCATATTATCCCAATAACCAAAAAATTTCATTCCATTTTTTTCTGTCATTTTATACGCCCCCTCTGATTAGGTTTATATGTTATCATTTTACCTGTTTCTTCTTCACCAACAGAAAAAGTTCCGTTACTTCTTATGTACAATACATCACTAGGAGCTTCAACACAAACTCCTAAAGCATTGGATAATTCTTCAGCAAAGCAATAATTACCATCTACTATTTTGCCTGTACTACATGATAATAAACGAATATTCTCTCCGTTATAATCTTTTCTACGCCTTATAACATCTGCTAATAATCTAGGTGAAGTGTTTGGTGCATCTGTACCAAAGCACATTGCAGTAGGAGTGCCATGCATCCCTACATCATAGTAACCATCCTTTGATTTTACTTTTTTGATAAACTGATTAAGTAAATCACCTTTAGGAAAACAAGAAAAACCTGACTTTAGTTTTTGGATATTTGAAGTATCAATATCTTTCAACTTATCTCTTGCATCAACACTTCTTAATTCAATTATACCACTTTCACTAGAATTTTCAACAGAATTTTCAATTATTTCATCAAGTTTTTCTTTATATTCTTCATTGCTTGTATGCCAATCATCAGCTCTATTCTGATACTTTATTTTATTATCTTCATCAAGGCTATGTTGGGCAAGTCTGTTGTATCGTTTTTCTTGTCTTTCTGCGTTTTGTTGCTTTGTTTCTAGGGTTTCTCTTTCTTCCATTTTGGCAAGTTCTTCACTGCTTACGGGTTCAAGAGAGGTAATACCCTCGTAATAGGTACTTGTACTGTCCTTACACCTTGGATGAAACAAGCCACCTGCGATAGCCTCACTAAGCAAAGGATACTTACCGTCAGCTTTACTGCCACCGGAATACACATCATCAATAAATACCCTGCCAATGTACTGTGCACAATCAGGACAACCACCTTGACGAGAATTAACCACCACAAGTGAAATACCCCATTCTTGCCTTTTCTGACCCTCACCGTAGAGATAAGCCCTTTTATTAGCAGTACGGATTGCCATATCTGCATAGTCGGAAAGTGTATGCCTAGCACCGTTACGATATTCCACACAATTAAGACCTGCTTGTAACATATCCTTAACTGCCATATCAATTGCTTTTTCATATGTACCTGCACCACTGTTTGCATACACCTGTGCAGTGAAAATAGCTTTTCTGTACTTATCATTCGACATTCTGAGTATTGCAGTTTCTGCCTTTTTCATATCGCTCTTAGTTGCATTAATAAGTGCATCTAACTTTCTGTCATTGACTTTGAAAAATTCACCGGTAGCTGAAGGACTTACCTTACCGACATTAAAGCCTTTTTTAATAGCTTTTAATATTTCAGCCTCTTGCTTTGCATTGCCGTCAGCCATTGCAGTTTTCAGCATTTCCTCAATTTTCTTATTTAATGTGGAAAACTGCTTACCGTATTTCTTTTGGTTGGTTCTACGGTACTGTTCAAGGCTTTTAAGTTGTTCAGACTGCCACTGTGACCAGTTATAACCTTCCTTTTCTTCCTCTGCCCTATGATGTTTAAAATTTCTCATCATACTGTCAATGAGTTCATTTTCTATGGTTTCAAAGGCTTTAGAAATATCATAATCAGCCATTGTTTAGTACCGTATTTAGGTCATCAATTTCAGAAGTTTCATCAAGGGTGGTTATGCCTTGTTCTTCCTTAATTCTTTTGACTTCCTCAGCTTTCCAATCAGCACACTTACTATCTCCATAGAGCTTTTCAACAGAAGTTTCAACACTCATTATTGCACTTTGTCTTGCTTTACCTACAGTTTCTACTTGACTTTCAAAGCTAGGGTTAGCATACTCTCTAAAGTTAATTGCCACATCAAGGTCAGCCGGTACTAAGGTTTTATTTGTTAGTTCATAATAAGCATTAAGTACGGACTTAACAAGATTAGGTAATGATTTTTCAAGAAGTTTAACAAAGTTCTGTCTTGTATATAAAGTAGTCTTTTCTTTTTCTCTCTGTGCCTCTGCATTGTCCAATTTCTTATTATCAATACCAAGAGTACTTGGACTGATAACACCCTGTAGGCACAAATCTAAAGCAGTTACATAGGCTGATAGGTAACTTTCGTGTTGAATAGACGGTGACTCTGTTACAATCTTATTGCCTACACCCTCTTTCATATCGTTACCTATAGCAATGTACCTGTTGTCAAATGGGTTTGGTGCAATAGGCTCACCTGTTTCAGGATTTCTAGGTATGTAACAATCAGGCATATATGTTTTTGATCTGGCTGAACGAGAGGCATCCATCCACTGCGACCATATTTCATCTATACTGTCAAAGGCATCTTCCTTGTTACTGATAATACCCTTACCTCTACCCTCATAAAAGCCATTGCTATAAATTAAAGGTACTGCCCACATATATGATTTATCAAATGTGATGCCCTCACTATCTATCCAAGACAAGGCACTCACAGTATGAAGGTCAACCTCTCTTCCGTTACTGTCATATAAAGCATACTTGATATATCCATATCCATAGGTCTCTTCAAACTGATAGCACCTTGTCTTTTCTGTGTATTCTGTATAGAACTTAATTTCTCTGATTCTGCCACGAGCATAAGTGTATTTTACCTTTTCGGCACCGTACCATTCAATGATAGGTAATTTAGAAATCTCATTATCAAATGAAATCTTAAATGCACCGTCACCTACTATTGCAAGGTCCTTAATTGCACTTTCAAGCACATCAGCAAAATTATTTTCTTTCTGTATTTCCTCCCATACTTCTTCATATTCGGTTGAATTATTATTGTGTATCTCAATACCGTTAAAATCGGTTTTTAGAATATTTGTAATAACATCAACCATTAAGGCAGGAATAGCAACATGGATTTTCTGTATCTCCTGACCTGCTGTAGGTCTAGCTTTCCAAAACATTGTTTTCTGAACATCAAGACTTTCATACAGTTCTTGAAGTTGCTTACTCTTGCCCCAATACCATATTCTGTTTTTAGCACAATCAGTTAGGTGGTTTACACCCTCACTGATTGTAATGGTAGTATCTGATGCAGAAGTAATCCTAAGAAAACTCCTTAATCCTTTTCTTACTGTATCAGCCATTCTATTAATCAGCCCCATTCTCTACTCACATCCTATCTTATCCTTATAGGGTAGCCACCCATACTGTGATGAGTTTATAAAGTGATCATTACCATCTTCAGGAGTATTGTCTTTATCCTCTAGCCAAGAATACAGTTCGTATTCCTGTATAGTGCTTGTACAATGTTCCAGTATAAAATAATGCCCTTTAGCAAACCAGCCTAAGAGCATATTAATTCTATCTATTATTGTTGTTTTCTTGTATGCGTTATTAAATGTAAATACACAACCGTTCTTGCGTTTATATTTGTTCAATTCTGTTATAGTCGCTTGATCTGCATTATCAATAAATACATTTCTTGCAAGTCCCCACTCAGCTTGATTTCTCTTTAAAAATTCAATGTAGTTTATAGCCACATCAGAGGGTGCCAGTGGTGTTTTTAGTTTTGCATTATTATATTCCTTTTCGTCTAGCTGAATACAATTACCTCTATTAGTTATTCCAAAGAAAGTCATTGCTATTGTGTCAGGGGACTTTTGGGAATATGCAGTATCAAGCCCTGAAGTAAAGATAATAAAATGTTCCTTTTTTCTTTTTCTATCATCAGTAAGGAACTGTTTTGCCCATTCTTTTGATTTAATATGAACATTTCTATCAAAGTTACTGAACACAAGACCTGTAGCCCTGCCTCTAAGTCCTAAAATCTTATTCTTATAAAGCTTTGTCCCCTTTGGAACATTCAATTTAATTTGTTCTATTTTAGTTTTTGACAGTCCTAGGTTATGTTCAAAAGAAAAGAACCAATGGACCCAATTAGGCTTTGGTTCTTCTGTTAGCATATTTAATATTTCTTTCGGTGTATCTGACTTGTACTTTTCAAGTGGTCTGGAACAGTTAATGTACTCCTTATACACCGGTAAATTAGGGTCATCAGGATTAAGAGTAGCCATAAAGTAGTCACAACGCATACTTGCTTCTCTCACAAAGTCTATATCTGCTGTATTGATTTCATCAATATACAAGCAACCATACTGACCACCCAGAGCCTTCTGCCACTTTTTTTTATCACCATAACCCATAACATACACAATCTTATTTCCCTTGTTTGTATGAAACAGAATGTGTGGTATCTTTTCATCTTTTGTGCCATTACCGTTGTACTCTGTAAGAACACCAAAGTCATCAACAACACCAAGGTCCTTATTAATAATATTCTTTTCAGCAGTACCTGTGTCTTTTGAGGCAATGATATGATATTTCTTATTACTTTGTGCAACCTTTAGAAAAAATTTAAAGATACCTACCGTTGTTTTTCCTGCAGCAGTAGTACCTTCAAGAAACTCAACAGGTGCTTTACATTTGATGAAATCTTTATACTTTTGAGAAAGTAATAAATTACTCATCATCAACACTCATTTGCTTAATCAGGTCATCAAGTTTAGAAACTTCTGCACCAACATTTGCATCAACTTTTAGGGTATATTCACCTGTCATTTTATTAAGGGTATCAATAGCCCTAATTCTGTCTGATGTTTCTTCTTCATCGTTTCTTGCAATATCAGATAATGTTACCTGTCTGTCTTTTGCACACATTATTCTTTCATCTTTCAGCTTATCGGAAATTTCTTTGATGTACTGTGTTATTGCAGTATTTTGTAGTAGTTTTGATGCATTAGTGTTTGCATATTTTTTTGAATATCCTGCTTTTATTGCACTGTCTGTGGCATTACCACTCTGTGCATAATATTCAGCAAATTTCTTTTGTCTTGCGTTTAGCTTATCATTCATGATAACACCACCTTTCAAAATTTCATATACAACAAAACCCACCTAATCACTTTTAGGTGGGCAATGCTGAATTTTTACAAGAGGAATAGTAGAAGTGAAAATCATTCTTGCAATCTTATCTATCTCTTTCGGTTTTCCATAATATCATTATAGCACTTTCTATAGTGGCTTTTAATGGCTATTTAATACTTTGCTAAACTCTTTCAAGGCTTTCCCATGTATTCTATATACCCATCTCAAATCATAATTCATACAATCAGCTACCTGCTCCCATGTTTTATGATTTAGGTAATACTCTGTCAGAACTGTTTTATATCGTTCATCAGTCAGCCTATGTATAAGGGTTCTGGCTTGTTCCTTTAATTCTACAAGTAGGTCAATTTCTTCATTGATTTTGTCTTGTAATAAAACAATCTTATCAATAATCTTTGTAAAGTCACCACCACTACCGGAACTCTGTACCCTTTCACCTTGGCTCTGTGGACTTACTTGTAATGACTTTAACTTTAGGTGATACAGTTCATCACTCTTAGTATTAATGCTTATATCAGCAAACCTTACACGATTAAGGTACTCTTTAGCGTTCATTGTTTCACATCCTTCCGCAAACTTGAAATAGTCATAGTTAGTAATTATACTCACTATTTAGATTATACATAATAATGAATATCATCTAATTGACTTCTGTGAGCTAAAAAGAACATTTCAGTATCACAGTTTTGTACAATCCAAATCTCGGATTGCTCCGATAAAGGTTCTATTATTTCAACCATTGTATCATCATTGGTTGTATGATATGTTGCATATAATGTATGCATATAATAATCATACAAACTAGTTTCACATTTTCTACTCATATCGCAATCTCCCCTGTTTCAATCTTAGCTCTATACTGACCGTAGCTTAGTCTTGTACCGTTTTCTTCGTTGTACTTATGTAAGTTATACAAAGTACGGTTAAGGTTATGTTCTCTTGACTGCTTTGGTGTTTTAGCTTGTTCTTCTCTTAGCCTTTGGTTCTTCACTCTGTTGTGTGTCTTTGCACACTCATAACTGCAATACTTTGCATTGTGGTTTCTTGCAGTAAATTCATTTCCACATACTGCACATACTCTCTTAATTTCCATTATTGTTACTCCTTATTTCAACATCATCCAGTTTACATACCACTAAAGAATTTGTAGCTAAGTTATCTTGTAGTTCAGCTTGATATATAAACTTGTTTTCTTTTGTACTTCGTCTGATAATACAACCAACCAAGTTATAAAGACTTCCCTTATAACTTACTTGCCTATTCAAATATTTCTTAACTTGAGAAATGTCCATTTACAGGCAACTCCTTTATCCTGATATAGATACCGGGAATATCTGCCCAAAACTTTTCTACCAGTTCAGAACAAACAAGTGCATCATCTTTCCAAAAGCCTAACTTAGTCATTACATCTTTCAAAAGCTTTTGTAAGTTATCTGTATCAGGCTTTGTTGTACGATAGTCCCCATCACTATGTTTTCCCTTTAGTGGGAAACACCACTTTGTAACAAGTGATACACCTGAAACAAACATTTCCTTTGGAATATATTTGCTTAAATATGCTTCAAGTTTTGACCTAGCCTCTTTTAGTCTTGGTTCTTCATAGAAGATTGGTTTACCGTTCACATAACTAATCTTCTTTTCTTGATGTGTAATTGTTGGTGGGTCCATAGGCATAAAAAATTCAGTAGTCTTCATTTTATATCCTTTCTGTGTAAATTGTTTATTTTTAAACTTCTGCTTTTTCGTGTATATTATTACTTAATATAAAAGGGGAATTTAAAACCCCTTTTATATCTATATAATATATATAGTTTGTCTTTGTCCCGGACAAAGTCGATAAGTTATTCGAGAATGTCCCTCTCAGGGACATTCAATTTTTATCGAGTTTGACCCTGTGAGGGACAGACAAATTAATCGAGTTTGTCCCTGTCCCTATATTGATAAATTTTAAGTTTAATTCTTAATTAGAATTATTTTTCAACCCTGTATTACCGTTATCAATCCAAAAACCACCATGTTCTTTTAGCTTTCTTCTGATAGTTTTTTCTGATTGACCTATATATGATGCAAGGTCTTCAATACTGGCTTGACTATTTTCTTGAACTGCACTAAAGGCAACTTCTAATGATTCTTTTCGTTCATTCTTTCGTTCTTCAGCACTCTTTTTGTTGCCAAAATTTTTCTTGTAATTTGAGTTTTTACTATTCATTTGGCTACTACTGTCAATATCACTTAAAACACCTGTATCATCAATCTGATGTATAGGATAATTGAACCAACAGTTGATTGGTGAGAACCTAGGGAACTCTCTTAATGTACCTTCAATTCTCCAAGCTGAACGAGTTTTGATGGTCTTTCTTTCTTCTTGAAATTCAGCCCTAGCCAAAGCTAAAGTATTCTTACTTAGCTTATTTTCGGCTATCTTTTCCATATTGTAGGAACTTTCTAAATCATCCTGAGAAACTTCCTCATCAATATTAGAAACAAATCTTTTCAGATATTTATAGTAAATAGCACATTCAGCTTTGTTCTCTTGATACTTAATAAGATTATCGTCAATTTCAAGTTCTATAAGGTCTAACATGGCATCAGGGTCACGAGCAAAAACACCACTGCCTGAGGCTCTGTCCATAGACTTCTTAGTACCTTGATTACCTTTTGAATGATGATGACAGTAAATTACTGCACATCCCAGTTCGGCACAAATTTTGTCAAACTGATTACAGAACTTAGACATCTGTTCTGCACTGTTTTCATCACCTGTAAGGACCTTGTATATAGGGTCAATAATAACTGCTATATAGTTCTTTTTTAAGGCTCTACGGATTAGCTTAGGTGCTAATTTATCCATTGGTGAGGCTTTACCTCTTAAATGCCATATATCAATATTCTTTATGGCATTAGGTTGCCAATTTAGTTTCTTATATACATCAGCAAATCTATGTAAACAACTTGCTTTATCAAGTTCAAGATTAACATACATAACTTTACCTTTAGTACAATTAAAACCTAGCCACTTCTTCCCCTCAGCTATTGCAATAGTAAGTTCAATAAGTGCAAAAGACTTACCGGCTTTAGATGGTCCGGCTATAAGCATTTTGTGACCTTGTCTGAGAACATTATCAATTAGTGGTGGTGATAGTTCAGGTAAGTTATCAAAAACTTCTGTTAGGTTTTCCGGTTCAGGTAAATCATCATTAATACTTTCTATCCACTCATACCATTCATCCCAACTTTCTTTGCCTATGTTGGTATCAAGTAAATATTGTTTCTTACCTTTTCTTTCAACACCGGGCATTCTGCTTAGTCTTGATGGGTTTTTGTTCTGCTTATCTGTAATAAAGCCGTTTTTGTCACAAACTTTATAAAGATAATTTACTCTCTTACTGTATTCTTCATAATTTGTAGCATTTATCTTTACAATAGCGTGAATAGATTTATTACCTGTATGTACAAGACAAGCTACCGGCAATTCAAGTTCTCTGATAATAGTATTTTGAGTTTCAATAGGTATTTCATCAGATTCTACAAGTGCATAACGGTAGTCGGTTACATTGTCATTTTTAACACCTTTACCGTCTAAAGGATTAAACCTTATCCAAGCACCTACATCTTTGTTATAATCCCCAAATACTGCACCTATATCATCATCTTTCAGCTTTGACAGTTCTTCTATTAACTGACCTGCAGTTCTATCATAATTACCCTTTGTAGGTAAGTTCTTACCGTCAGCAGTTTGCCAACAGTCTGTTACATATCCCACATTATCGTCAGCCTCAAACAATACACTAAGGTATTTAATAAGTTGTTCTTTAGGGTGCCACTCTTTAGGTAGTTTTAATTCTTCAATTTCAAAACCACCGTCTATAACTTTCAATGGGTCATTACTGATTTCATCATCCCAGTTCATAGCTTCATCAGGTGCACCAACAGGTGGCTTGTAACCAAAGTCACAAGCCATTTGATATATGGTGCCACCTGTTACCGGTGAAGAACTTCCGTTAAATGTTGCCCATTTTTTATGACATTCACCACTGTGGTATCTGCTACTATCTCTACTGCTCCAGTTATCCCAATCATATTCAGAATAACCTTCTTGTTTAAGAGCCATACCAACATTAATCCATTCCTGATAGTCTAGCCTTGAAGGGTCAATATATTTAATTAATTCAACTAAATTCAGCTTATTATTCATAGCTATTCACCCTCTCTATACTGTGACGGATTGATGTTTCTAGGTACATGCCAACCATTAGCAGCAATTCTATCTATCATTTTCTTTGCATTTTCAAATTGCCATTCACCAACATGCTGAAATCCATAACGCTCTAAACATCTTATCTGCTTAGGTGTGGTAAGTCCTGTTTCTTTGCGTTTCTGTAGTCTTTCAAGTAGCATTGTAGCCTTACCGGCATTATCAATTTCATCTGGAAAAATACCTAGTTTTTCAAGTGCTTGTACTTGTTTTTTGCTAGGTGGTGCCATCTCCCAACCAAAAGCCGGAACATATGAAGATAAATCTTCTGCTTGAATTGACATTTCAAATTGCAAAGGGTCAACAAGTTTTCTTTTTCTTGTTTTCATTTTTTGCAGTTGTTCTGCAAGTGCTCTTTCTCTCTGTTCAACAACATCTTCTGATGCCTTTTCTTCAGCCTCTTCAATATCAACAGGACAACCTGAATTTTCTGCTAAATTCTCAGTCATTTTCTTTGCCACTTCGTCAGATGTACAAATTAAGTGAGCAGGTCTGCATAGTTCGTGTCTTTCTGTATGCCACAGAAAATCAAGAAGTAATAAATCTTCCTTACCTTCACATAGTCTTGTACCTCTGCCAACCATTTGACAATAAAGACCTCTTACTTTTGTTGGTCTTAATACAATAATGCAATCAACTGATGGACAGTCCCAACCTTCCGTTAAAAGCATTGAATTACACAGAACATTGTATTTATCATTTTCAAAATCACTTAATACTTCTGCTCTATCTGTACTGTTGCCATTAACCTCAGCTGCATTAAACCCCTGAGTATTTAAAATATCTCTAAACTTCTGTGAAGTCTTTACAAGTGGCAGAAAAACTACTGTCTTTCTGTTTGCACAATACTTCTTCATTTCTGTTGCTATTTGATACAAATATGGGTCCAGTGCAGTATCAATATCACTGGCTTTAAAGTCACCGGCTTGTGTTGATACACCTGATAAATCAAGTTTAAGTGGTATTGTTACTGCCTTAATAGGAGTTAAATACCCTTCCTTAATAGCTTGTGGAAGGGTATACTCATATGCTAGGCTATCAAACACTTGTCCTAGATTTTTCATATCACCTCTGTCAGGCGTTGCAGTAACACCAAGTACATTAGCCTCAGAAAAATGTTCAAGTATTTTTTGGTAACTATCAGAGATAACATGATGTGCTTCATCAATAATAATTGTGTCAAAGTAATCACAACTAAATTGATTTAGTCTTTTATCTCTCATAAGTGTTTGGACTGAACCTACAACAACTCTATACCAACTGTTAATACAGGAGTTTTCAGCTTTTTCTACTGCACTTTTCAGTCCGGTAGCCTTTTCTATTTTGTCAGAGGCTTGTTCTAACAGTTCGCCTCTATGGGCAAGGATTAAAACCCTTGCCCCATGTCTTACACAATCTTCTGTAATCTTTGCAAAAACTATTGTTTTACCACACCCTGTAGGAAGAACCAAAAGAGTTTTCTTGTCCCCACTATTCCACTTTTCAAAAACTTTTTCTTTTGCCTCTTGCTGATATGGTCTTAACTTAATTTCACCCATTAAAACTGACCCGGCACAAAGGCTTTAGGTTGATTGTTTTGTTGTGGGGTTTCCTTAGGTTCTAAGAATTCTTTAATATCATTAATTTCTCTTTCTTCACCTTTATCATTAGTGTATTTTCTTACACTTACCTTACACCTACCTTTTCTGCCTGTTACTTCACTCCAATTCATTCGTAATGGTTCTCCATGTTTTCTCAAACCAATAGAAATAAAGAACTGACATAGTTTCCACTCAACTTTTTTGTTAAGGAGTAGGTTCTCTCTAACGGTGGTAGAACCTGCTTCTGAAGTTAGCTTAATTGATAGTTCAGCTTTAGGACAAGCTGACATCTTTGTACTACCTTCAAATCTCTTTCTTTCAAAGCCTAAAATCTCAAAATCATATGTACCCTCAGGAAGGGTCACAAACTCACTATCATTTTCAATGGTGTCATCCCAACCCATAGCTACATCATTGTTATTGTATTCTGCCATATAAAATCATCCTTTCTTTAATCAAATGGTAAATCATTGTTTTGGTTAATCAGTTCTACAACTTTATCCCAGAAAGTAATTAACCAACCTTCAATAAACTCATTACCATAGTCCTTTATCTTAGTATCTTGTGGGAAATATCCCTTTTGTGCCACAACAAGTTGAATATCCTCTTCTGACACATTATCAGCTTTCATCAGATCTACTAACTTCTTAGGCAATCCTTCCGGAATTGGAACATTAGTTGCTTGTTGCTCCACCGGTGGTGAAGTTGGTACATCATCTTCTACAAGGTCATCAAGTTCAGAAATAGGGTCACTTGTAACTACTTGTTGTGTTTTTGGTTCTGATACAACAGTAGTTGTTGTACTGTCACTAGGGATAAATGGAGAAATCACAGAGTATTCAAAAGGTACTTCCCTATCAAGACCGTATCTGTTTTTTGCATCCCAACAAGGATTATGCTCTGTGTACATTACTCTCTTGCCACCTGTAGCCTTGTACTTGTTGTTGTCTGTTTTCTCCACATAAGTCTTATAATTGACAAAGAATACTGCATCTGCCCATTCTTTTAATAAAGGAGCATTTCTTTTGTCCAGCTTTAGTTCCCATCTATCATAAGCACCCATTTCATCAGGTTGTTCAAACTTTCTCATAGTAGCATGAGCAAGTACCACAACATTAATATGCATATCAATCAAGTCTTCTAACAGATTAAGTATCTTACCAAAAGCCTCTGACTGATATACATAACCTTTACCATAGCCAAAGTCCTCAATGCCTTTCTTCTGTGCAGATGCACATACTGATTGACCACATAACTTTTCAAGCCAATCAGCAGTATCAAGAACAAATGTTTTGCATACATTAGGGTTCTGCTTAACATATTCAATCTGTTTAATAACCATCTCCATTGAAGTTGGTCTATCAAATCTTCTAACATTAAGCCTTTTTGTGCCACCCTCTGTATCGCAAAACACAGGACTAGGAAACTTAGATGCCATTGTTGACTTACCAATTCCCTCAGGACCATAAATTACAATCTTTTGTGCTGACATAATTACACCACTTGAAATATTCATCTTGTACCTCCTTGTTGCCAATTAGATATTGGCACTCTTTCACCATTAACATCAATTACTGTATTGTCGATTGCAAACTGTAATAGTTCAGCTACAACACTTTGAAGAGTTTTGCCTGTCATACTTGCAATAACAGTAATCGGAACATACTGTTCAGGCTCAACTCTTACCCTTGTATATCCACAGTTAAGTGCTTTGCCTGTATTAGCAAAGATTAAACATTCTTTTGGTTTGTTGTTAGTTGTCTTTTTTGTAGTAGCCATAATTAAAATTCTCCCATCTTAAATTCCTTTTTTACAAAAGGCTTTTGTTCTGTATTCTTAACATATCCATCTTCAATAATGATGGAACATTCGTCACCGGTTGACACTCTGGTTGCAATAGCTTGTAAGTTCTCACTTTCAAGCCACTGATTAAATTCTGCCAGTGTTTCAACATCCATTTGTTCCAGCTTATCTAATAGTACAAAACCACAATTCGGATTTAGCTTTCTGATAATAGCAGTAGCTACTTTTAACTGCTCTGCTCCACTCATATTGTCCCACTTATAGCCTTTATAAGTTAGTTCCTTACCTTCAACTGATAGACCCGGTAAAGGGAGATTAGCATTGTTAAGTAGGTCATACTTCCTCTTGCGTATTTTTTCAATCTGATGTGTTAGATTGTTGTACTGGTCTTGATAATTCTTGGCATCTTCTTCAGCTTTCGCTTTATCAAGATTTGCTCTAACCTTACGGTTAATGCTATCAATATTAGCAATGCTTTCTTCAAGTTCAGCAGTTGACTTATCTTCAAGTCCCTGTACAGAAGTTTTTGCAATTTCAATGTCAGATAGTATATTTCTTCTCTTATCCTTTAATTCTGCTAAATTTCTTTCTAAAGTAGCAATTTGGACAGTAAGGGACTCGTTCTGACTTTCCAATGAACTTAAATGTTCCCTTTTCTTCTGATTCTCACCGTTCTGCACAAGTATTGCTTGTTGTTGCTTAATTAAGTCATAAGGAGAAATAAGTTCAGAAGGTACGCCCTCATACTCTTCCATTTCAAGAGCATACTTCTTCTTTTGGTCTGCAATCTGACCGATAGCGTGTCTTTGATTGTATGTTGTGGTTTCTTCATTTTCCAGCATATAAAGTTCATCACCAACACCAATAATCTGTAGTAGAATATCTGCCTTTTCTTTTCCTGATGCACTCATAAACTTTGGTAAATCAAGAGCAAAAGAACTGATAAATTCATCCAGCAATGTTTGTCCACTTTTGTTACCTTCCGGGTCAATGACCTTTAAGCTACTATTCTTGCCACTTCTCTCAACCACAATACCGTTAGATAGCTTAATCTTTAGGTGTGGTGGAATTGTAGAACCATCTCTCTTAGGAGATGATGGCATAAACTTGTTACCACCAAGACACCATGCAATACTATCTAGTACAGATGTTTTGCCTTGACCGTTTCTACCACCAAGGACAGTTAAACCCTCAGCAGTAGGAGTTAAGGACACAGCCTTAACTCTTTTAACATTTTCTACTTCTAATGATGAAATCTTAATTAACATTTTTACTATTCCTTTCTTTTAAAAAAACTTGACATTTTAGAAATTTTTCTCTAAAATGAAATAAGATTATTCTAATATGTTCCGTAAGGAACACCTTTCAGGTCACTAAGAAACTGCAATTTCTTAGTGGCTTTTTCTTTTGTTTTGGTTTTCCGGTAACTTTTTGCAGAGTCCTAATGCACCTTTATGCTCTCTGCCAAGTCTTTGGTACTTGTCAACATAAGGGCAGTTTGTGTTAAGTTCGCATTTAAAACATTCACACTTTCTGTTCTCATTCTTGTATAACATTTATCTCACTCCACCCCCAATCATGCTTGGTTCAATGTGAAAGGGTGGAAAGAAATCATTGACGATTTTACTAACACCTGATTGAAACGTTTGTGTTAAATAAATCAATGTGTTATCAAGATTTGATTTGTGCACATATAAGATAACTACAAAGTCAAGATAAGAAATAAAACCATTATGCTCTCTCATAAAGTTAATGACTCTTTTAATGTCCTTTTCTGTGTAAAATCTTCTTGCTAACTTAATGAACCTTTTTTGATTTATCTTTTTCATTTTTTACTCCTCTTCAAACTCATACTGTTTACACTTCTTAATAATATCATTGATATCATCTACCAGAATTACATCATCATAATAACCTGTATTATCTTCGATAATTCGTGGGTCATTTTTGATTTTTTGTTGCAATTCATCAACCTTAATAAATTCATTCATTTCAAATCACCCCAATCAATTCTATGACCACAACTTGGACAAAAACTCCATTTAAGACCATTACCACAGTAATAATTTAGACCGGCAAAGTGTTCATAACAATTTGAACAATCTATGTATCTAATTTTGGTTTCGTCACTTGTTGACATAATTATCTCTACTTTCTTCGGCTCATCTCTTTTTAATAAGTCCATAAGAGAATTGTAATCTTCCTCTGTTTTGCAGGCAATTTCCACTACTTTGTATGGCTTATATTCCTCAAACTTTCCTGTTTTTTCATTAAAAATAAATTGCATATTAATCACCTTTCATCTTTGTATCTGTCACACAATTTTTTTGCAGAACAATTTTCACAGCTTGGGTCAATCACTTCCCGACTGCAATAAAAGCCACCGTATTTAACAAGTGCAATTCTGTCTTTTTCATCAGACCAGTCCATTTCTTGTTTGCCTGGTTTATAATACTTATCCAATTGTGGTACTCTAAAAACTTCAATATCAGTGAAATCACTGCCTTCACACGCTTCTGTATATAATGCTATTGCTCTTGCTTTTCCGGCTGATTCAGCAAAAACAACTGTTGCATAATCTCTATACCCCCATTTGTTTCTTGCTTCATACGCTTTCAACTTCTTCACCCTCAACAATGTGTTCAACTTCTTCTATCTTTCTACCTGTTGCCTCTTCAAAACACCTTGTCTGATAATCGTCTTTAGTTATACAGAGGTTTTCTCTACTGTATGCCACCTTAAAGTCGTCCATAATATAAGACAATATGCGTGGCACAATGTACACAAAACCAAAATACAAAAACGGAAGAAGTAAGAAACCACCATACTTTGACAGTAGATTGATATGTAGCACTAAGGAAACAATGATTGTAACCACTATTGATACTGCAAGTCCTACTGCTTTAATACTCTTCTTCATCTTCATCATCCATTTCGTACCCAGCTTCTCTTAAGCGCCCATCACATACTTCTTTTTGCATATGCAGCAAAGCCTCGTAATATTTAATGTGTTCGTTATGTTCTTCAATTTCTTTAGCAAGTTTATTTTGTGCATCATCAACCATATCATATAAATGATCAAGTTCATTGAGGCTATCATTATATGCTTTTTGATACATTTCCTTTAGTTCTTTATCATTTTTAGCCTTAATAATTAAGCCAACTGCAATAACTAAGAGTTCTACAATAATACAAGCTAAAATAACTTTATGCTCCATTGGTTTACACTTCCTTTCTTTTGCCTAATTCAGTAGTGCTGAATCAGGATGGTTATTCACATAGTCAGTCATACCCTGACTTATTCTTGAACATATGCCATTAATATAGCGTTGTTCTTGTTCCTTGGTCAGATGATTGGTTTTGTTGCCGTTGTGGTCCTTTTCTGCCCACAACACTTGTTTGCCACCATCATTAACCCATACCCTATAAGCTAACTCTTTTGCCATTTCATCACCTCTCAAGCTGTGTTAGGCTTTTCAGCGTTTGTTATAGTTGTTTTGACCGGCTTACCGGCAATCCTCGAACAAATCTGACTACACACCATTTCAAGGTTTTCCTTGTTTCTCTGTGCCTCTTCCGGTGTCCCGGTAAGTTGTGTTACAGTTACATAACTGTCTGTGTTACTCATATCATCACCTCACTAAAAGTTATGTTGTGCCTTGATTGTCCTATTCGTCAATTTTCCTTACATATCTGAAAAAGTCATTCAAATCAAAACTATCAGCCTCTCTTTCCTTTAGAATAAAACCATCTAAAGAAACATATTGAACATAATACTTAATGTTGTGGAGTCCCTCCGGAGTATTTCTGTCCTTTGGTAATTCTCTTTCTATAAGCCTTATTCTTATAAGGAAATCTCTGGCAACCCTACTTTTCTCCAAAAACTCACCTACTTTCTTAAACTTTGGTTTTCCAAAGTTATGTTGTAAAAAAATAAGTGGCTACATTGTCCACTGGTTCACCTATTACCTTACAAATCGCTTTCATCTCACTTTGAGTGAATTCACTTCTATTGTTCAATTTGAAGTTAAGAGTGCTAGGATTTATGTGAATTTTTCTAGCTAATTCCTCTTGTGTAATACCCTTTGACTTCAACTTCCCCAACAACTCAGAATAGTTATAAGGTAATGTTCTTGTCTGCACATTAATCACCTCCTGTGACTATATAATACAACTTTGGTTTTCCAAAGTCAATAGGTTTTCCAAAGTTTTTTATATTTTTATCAAAAAATACTTGTGTTTTTCCAAAGTTCATTATATAATAAATCCAAGAGGTGATTATATATGTCAAACTTTTCAACTAGATTATGTGAGGCTCTCAGTGCTAGAAATATGACTGCTGCAGAACTATCTCGAAAACTCGGTATAAATGAAGGTACAGTAAGTCAATATAAAAACGGTGCATACGAACCAAAACAACGCAGATTACAACAAATAGCAGAAATTCTTAATGTATCAATACCATGGCTAATGGGTGCTGATGTACCCATGGATATTAAAATAGATAATCTTGTTCCGATTGAATCCGTTAAAAAGATACCTGTTCTAGGAAAGATTGCATGTGGTGAACCTATCTTAGCAGAAGAAAATATTGATGGTTATGTAATCACTCCTACCGGAGTTAAAGCTGACTATGTGCTGAATTGCGAAGGTGACAGTATGATAGATGCTAATATTTTTAATAATGACAAAGTATTTATTAAATCACAACCTATGGTTGAAAACGGTGAGATTGCTGCTGTACTAATTGGTAATGATACAACATTAAAGAAAGTGTATATGAAAGATGATACATTAACTTTAATACCTGCCAACAGTAATTATGAACCACTTGTTTACACTAAAGATGAACTTAACAGTATCAGAATATTAGGTAAAGTAGTAGCAGTATTAAGGCAAATACAATAAAAGAAAAAGCACTACCTTGATGGGAACAAGATAGTGCTTATATGAAAGTAAAGAGTGGTTGTTTCACTTTCAGTATGATTATAATATATTTTGGCATATTATGTCAATACTAGGAGTGAAAAAAATGGCAACAAAAACAATTAAAAAAACCGTATATTTTTACAAAACAATTCCAGACTATTCTCTTTTTTCAAATAAGATAGATGATCCATCTATGCTTCAAAGCATGTTTAGAAAATGCTTTCCACAATTAGGAGAATATCGTTCTAAAGATATGAAAATTGGAATTGAAATTATTTCATCTGATGAAAATCACTTATTTGGAAGATTTCTTAAAGAGGATGAACTAAAAAATGAATTTTTAAAATTAAAGGTAATAAACAATGATAACAAAGAAGATCTTAAGCAAAATGTTATTTTTGAATACTTTTCTTTCTTTTATATTGATATTAACAAGTGCATTACCTCTATTATTTCAAATGCACATTCTGGAAAATTCACTGAAATGATTAATGAATTTTTGTTTCAAGAAAATTTTCACATTGGATTTATTCCTTATTCAATAACTTCTTTAAAAAAGGCATTAAAAAGATTTAAAAAAGTTAAAGGCATAGAATATGTGTATAATCCATCAACTTCAAAAGAAGAATTTAGAAATTTAAGCCAATTTCAGGAAACAGAATCAGCTGAGGCTGATAAAGTTTCAATATCAGTTAAATTTAAACATACAGGATCTCAACTCATCAATGACTTAAATAAGATTGAAAATGAAAAAGAAAAATATCTAAAATATAAAATATTTGGTATATCAGATGATGGTACTGAACAGTTTTTTGATATTTTATCAAAAATATTCTACAGAAGTGCATCTATTGAAATTCAAGGTAGTCCAGAAGAAAATATTAATTTTATAAAAAGAAAATTTCAACAAGAAATTGAATTGTTGTATAAAGAAATAAATTCATGATTTCTGTTTTGTTATTAAGTGATATATATAGTACATAGAAACTAGTACTTCTAAACAACCAGCTATAAAGCAATATATTCCTATTATATTTAAAATTTCTAAATTACATATCCAAGATATAATAGGCACCATAAAAAATATAGTTCCAAACAAAATATTTTTTACGAATATTTTGTGATGTTCATATTTTATAAACCACACTTTAAATTTACTGTCTAGAGGTAAAGAAAGATATATTGTTGCAGCTGTTAATAAAAATCCTATAAAAGTACCGGAAATGCCAGCCAAATTACTAATATTTGAACTTTGTGATATAAAAGTTTCAAATAATTTAAAGTTTGACAAGCAATCAATAATTATTATCACAACTATCGGGAACAAAACAGATAAATATATATACTTAAAAATTATTATATTTAGTAAATGTAAAATTTTGTTTTTCATATCATCACCCTATACTAATTATATTACATATGATTAATAATTACTATGCAATTCTTATTTTTATCACAGAAGGAGGAATTTTAATGTCTTTTTCTTACAACCTTAGAGCATATAGGCTAAAGAACAAACTAACTCAAGTTGAGTTAGGAAGTATGTTGCATTTAAGCAGAAGTGCAATATCAAATTACGAACAAGGGAAAATGGAACCATCCATAGACACTATTATCAACATTTCAGAGATTTTCAAGGTATCTACTGATGAACTACTAAAGAGTTAAAGGTGATAAAATGAACAATTATATTTTAATAGCTGGAGTTAATGGTACAGGTAAGTCAAGTTTAAGAGGTGTACTAGAAGGTCAGAATGTTCTTCTAGGTCACATTATAGATGCAGATGTTATTGCAAAGGAAAACAACTTTGATAACATTAAGGCAGGTAAAAAGGCAATAGAAGAAATAGACTACTGCCTAGACAACAATATTTCTTTCACACAAGAAACTACTCTTGCCGGTCATAGAACTGTACGAACCATTAAACAAGCTAGAAAGCAAGGCTACTATGTTACAATGTACTATGTTGGTCTTAATTCAATGGAAGAAAGCATAAATCGTATTGCTAACAGAGTAAGAAAGGGTGGTCACAACATTCCTTCTGATGATGTTAAACGCAGATTTGACAGAAGAATTAAGTCACTGGAATCTGTACTTCCACTTTGTGATGAAGTTATCTTTTACGATAACGAAAACGGTTTTGTAAAAGTAGCCGAAATCAAAAATAATAAATTCCAATATTCAAACGGTTATAAACCACAATGGATTGTGAGTTATAAGAACGCACTTAATTTATAATAAAAAATCGCCCTTCGGTGTTGGTAGCACCAAAGGACGATAATCATTACACAGGGTGCAATGATACATCAAAATGCAAGTAATATTGTATCATACCCTTGTAAATTTTTCAATATAATTTACAAGGGATTTTTGCACCCTTTTTTAGATAAGAGAGGAGCAAAATAAATGGATGATTTAAAAATCGCAGCTGCTTACATCAGAGTTAGCACGGATGATCAGACAGAGCTTTCACCGGATAGCCAAATTAAAGTTGTTAGAGAATTTGCAAAACAAAAAGGCTATTTGATACCTAAAGAATATATTTTTCGTGATGACGGTATTTCTGGTAGAAAGGCTAGTAAACGACCTGAGTTTAACCATATGATAGCAGTAGCTAAACAAACCCCTTCCCCATTCTCTGCAATTATGGTGTGGAAGTTTAGCCGATTTGCGAGAAATCAGGAAGAGGCTATTTTCTATAAGGGTATGTTAAAAAAGCGTGGCATTGATGTTATCAGCACATCAGAGCCTATTATAGATGGTCCTTTTGGTAGTCTGATAGAGAGAATTATTGAATGGTTTGATGAATACTACTCTATTAATCTATCCACAGAAGTTAAACGAGGAATGACAGAAAAGGTCAGCAGAGGTGGTGCAGTATCTATACCGGCATTTGGATATGATATTGTTGATAAGAAGTATCAAGTCAACCCTATCAATGCTCCTATTGTTCAGAGAATTTTCATCAAGTATCTTAATGGTGTTGGATGCAGAGCAATAGCCAATGAACTGAATGACCTAGGCATTAAGACAACTAGAGGTAATAACTGGGAAAACAGAACCATTGAATACATATTGCGTAATCCGGTTTACATAGGCAAAATTCGTTGGAACCCTAAGCGAAGAACCAGGAGAAATTATGATGATAAAGATATAATGATTGTGGATGGTATTCATCAGCCTATTATAGATACTGACATATTTGATAAGGTCCAGAAGAAGTTGGACGAAAACAAAGCAAAATACAGACCCTACATTACTGACAGGCAAAATGGCAAGGAATATATGCTAAAAGGTCTTGTTAAGTGTTCTAACTGTGGTGCTACTCTTTCATTGGCTTGTAATAGTTTACAGTGTATAAAGTATGCACATGGCACTTGTAATGTATCACATTCAATTCAAGTTAATAGGCTAAACGAGGTTGTTATTAATGCTATTGATGATACTCTAAAGAGTGGTGACTTTCAGCTAAAGCCAAAAGAACAACCACACGAAGAACCACAAGAACTGAACATTGATTTTATGATAGAAAAGGAAAACACAAAGCTAAGAAGAATCAAAGAGGCCTATGAGGAAGGTGTCTATAACCTTGCTGAATTTAAGCAGAGGAAAGAGTTAATTGAAAGCAAGATACGTTCATTACAAAAGCAAAATAAACCACCAGAGCCTAAGCCAGACCACCTTTTAGCGAAGAAAAAACTAATGAGCAGAAGAAAAGAAATTATCTCTACTCTTAAAAGTAAGTCAACTCCTGAAGTGGAAAAAAACGCATTGCTATGCACTTTTATCGATAAAATAATCTTCAATCGTTCCCTGTCTTCCGTTGAGTTATTTTTCTGTTTTTGAATTATAACTTTTGGGATATGGGGGACCTGATGGTGAGCTCGGTGCATCACTTAGATATTTAAGTCAGAGGTACACAATGCCGTTCCCTGAACTTCAAGCAACACTTACCGACATAGGTACAGAAGAACTTGGTCACCTTGAAATGATAGGTACTATTGTTTATCAGCTAACTAAAGACTTAACAGAAGACCAATTAAAAGATGCTGGATTTGATGCTTATTTTGTTGACCATACAACCGGTGTTTATCCTTGTGACGCAAATGGTACACCATATACAACAGCGTCAATGCAAGTAAAAGGTGACGCAATAACCGACTTGCATGAAGATATGGCAGCAGATGAAAAGGTCAACTAAACAGTAGTAACCCTATATAAGCAATAACGACCATACAAGAGCAATCGCTCCTGATGGTCGTTTTTGTTTTATTAATTACCTTATAACTAAATAGTATCTTCCCCACTGTCAATATAATACTGCATTATTCTGAAAACTACAATTACTTTTTTACTGCAAAGCTAAGATAATTTTCAAAATTCGTTCTTTCATATCATCGCTACATTTTTGAAGTTCAATTAGTATTGATTCTTCTAAAGATGAACTTGGATTCACATACTCTCCTGAAAGAATATAATCCACAGTAACACCCATAGCATTACATACAGAAACAAGTGTTGGCAATGAAATTTTGACCTTATTGTTTTCTATATTACTAATATGACTTGGATTAACTCCGGCAGCATTGGCAATGTATTCTTGAGTTAAACCTTTAGATACACGAACATCATGTATTCTTCTGCTTATTCTTTCAAAATCAAGCTGTTTTTTATCATTCATTACAAAATACCTCACAAATTTTCTTATTTTTTGTTGAGTCTATTGTAATATTTCATTAGCTATGGTATAATAATGTAGCACTATATAATTATTAGTTATAGATAATATTATTTTGTTATTATTTATGTATATAAACTTTATAATTATTTAGTACCAACTATGAATAATAAACTAGTTTTTTTACACTAGATTATTATTTCAAAAAATATTACAAAAATGAGATTTAGGAGAATGATTATGAAAAAAAGGAATAACGAAATATGTCTAAATACCAAATATAAGAACAAAGTTCTATATTCAAAAAAGTTCTCACTTATAAGCGTAATTATATTAATTCTATGCTTCACCCTCATATTGCCCGGTTGTGGTAACAATGAACCATCGAAAACTGTTGTTGGCGGTGATGATTATTACAATGATGATCAAAATGTAGATAACAACCAAGATGTTAATCAAAATGAATACGAAAATGAAGAAGATGAAGAAAACAGTTATGTTGGTATTTGGGTTACAAAACCTATTTATCGCTATGGAACTGTTTATAGTGAAGTAGTCAAAATATCTAGCTATGAAAATGATACTGTTGAATTTGAACATAAAGAATATGTAGGAAATATAAATTCAGATTATGAAGATGGTTGGGATGTTTTTAATTGGGAAGAATTAAAAGCTAGCAGATCCCATGGGACTAGTGAAATTGAAAAGGCACATATTGGACACGGAATACCTTGTTTTGATTTACAAAACACTAATAGTCTTCATAGTGGTACTATTTATATTGATGACAATCTCTTATATTTTAATGAATACGGAAACGAAGACTTTTTAATGTACCCAAGTGACTTTACATCAATTGACACCTGTTTAGCATTTTTAAATATTGTTTATAAACATTATCATTATAGTTATTCAGATGGATTAGAACTTGAAAACAACAATACTGTGTCCGACTACACTGAAGAAGACTTTATTCCTGATTTTGATTGGAAACAAATTACCGTAGATATGATAAAAGACTCAACGGAATCTATCTATAATGAAATTAATAATTCATTAAAAAAATATATAAAGGAATTTGACAAAAACAGAATATATAACGACAGATTTCTTATCTTTTCTGCTGAAAAGAACTTTTGTGATGACATAAAAAATCTAAATATAACTGTTTGGTTAGAATATAACAATAATGATGTTCGGGGAACCTCTACATATATCAAAGCTACCGGCACATTTGATGGTATTACAAAAATAGAATACTCCGGCAAAGATTTTAAATTGACTGATTCATTGTTAGAGACTTTAAATACATATAAAGATATAACATATGGGGAAAAACATGAATACGATAACTACAGAAATGATTATATTCATGTTGAAGGTAGTTCAAATCGTGTTGAAAATATTTCATATTGTATGATGTTTAAAGAAAATGGAAATATGCTAGACTATGTTTGCCGTTTCTAAAAGGAGATTATTATGAATTTTTGGGATTTAAGAGTAAGGATGTTTATAGGTTGTGGAGTTGCTTTATTAGTTTTACTATTCACCGGAATAAAAGGCTGTAGTGATGAAAAAGATAGAAATACACAAAGTTCTTCCGACAATCAGTATAGTTATTCTGATGATAGTTATTCAGGCGATAATAATTACAGCAATGAAGATGATGATAATAATTATACCTCTTCAGGTTATATTGGTGACAACTATATAGAAATAGTTGATTATCGCTTTGGCGAAACAGAATATGATAGAGACCCGGTAATAATTGTTACATATAATTATACAAATTACAGTAACGAAGCTAGAAGTTACACTTACAATTTAAGTGATAATGTATATCAAAATGGTATTCAATTAGAACAAGAACTTTTTTCTGATATTAGAAATGAAGAAATAGATAATTCTATGCCGAATAAAAATATACAACCCGGTACAACTATTACATTTGATAAAGCATATATATTGCAAAACGATTATGATGATGTAGATGTGGAAGTTACACCTTTTTTATCAACTAGTAGTAGTGATAAAGTATCAAAAACATTTTATTTAGAATGATTAATTTAGTATAGTAAAAACATTTGGAGGTATTGCTATGTTTTGTAGGAAATGCGGTAAAGAACTATCTGAGAATGCAAAATTTTGCAATATATGTGGAACACCTGTTATTAAAGATAATAAGGAAGATGCAAATTTAGATAATGAAATACAACAACAAAAAGTTGAAGTGGTACATAATATTCCGGTAACTGAATCGGAAAAAACAAATAATGATGATAATGTGGAAACCGATAATATCAAACAAACTATCATTGATAACAATGATGAAACTGATGATGTAAGACAAGCTGATATTAGTAGCAATGAGGAAACTGATAATGTAGGAAAACCTAGCATTGATGACAGTAAAGATACTGATACCTCTGAAAAAGTTGATCAAGAAAATTTAGATAAACTTTTATTAGCAGAGATACACAGACAGTATGATGCTACCCATCCAAATGAGCATAACAAAGAAACGAATAAGGAAACCAATAGTACAAACAAAACAGCACATTATTATGAAACTTATGCACCGGATATTTCGGCTAATTTGGAAAAATCTAATGTCGAAACAGCAACTAAAAAACAAAAAGAAAAGAAGTTTGTTTATGATTATAGTAAAAGAAGATTTGCTTTAACTATATTATTATCTTTATTTCTTGTTATTTTTGCTTTTAATACTTGTACTATTTTTTCGGTTAGAAATCTTATAACCAAAAGTAATGTTGAAAAATTCTTTGTTAATGTAGATATAGGTAATTTTGATGTTGTTCTTTCTAATAAAAGTGATTCTGATATTTCACTTGGACAACAGATAATGAATCTAATGGGTGATGAGATTGTAGATAAATATGATATATCAGAAACTGATATGACTGATTTCCTTTCTGATAAAGAAATTGAAGAAGCTATCGGAGATATATACTATGATCATTTTACAGATGTTCTTGAAAGTAAAAATACATATAGAGTTACTGCAACAAACTTTGTTGATATTTTTAGAAACCACAAGGATAAAGTAAAAGAAAAGTTAGATTTATCTTTTGATGATGAAGATTATAATATAATGCAAAAAAAGTTTCATTATGGATTTTTAAGTGAAATGCCAACTTCTGCTTTCTTATATGCAAAATATCCTGTCAGCACAGTTAAAACTTTAGTATCAAGCAAAATGCTATGGTTAAATATTTGTCTATTTGCCATATTTAGTGTAATAATTTATGCAGTCAATAAATTCAACTTAGATTATACAATTACATTTGTAGTTTTTAGTATGGCTTTTGGAATAGTCTTTCTGTTATTAACAATAATATTTGGAATTTTGCACCATGGTTCAAATTTCTTCCCATTATTTATAAGAACATTTTTAATTATTTTAGCAATTATATTAATACCAACAGGTTTAATGTTTTTGAAAGAAAAAATTCATGATTTTTTATCTAACTGAAATAAAAATAAAGAACAAAATTAACGAGGTAACAAGTTATGAAATGTAGTAATTGTAATACAGAATTTGATTCAAAAAAATGTCCTAATTGTAGAAAAGATCCACAAGAACCGGCAAGTGATTTTAGAAAAAGAATGTATACTACAGTAGCAGTTATTTTATTCGTACTTTCTATAGTATCATCATTATTGATTGTGGATCTTGTAAAAGATTATAATTCAAATACATACAATAAAGTACATAACTCTGCAAGCTCTAATTCTAACACTAGTAATTATGACAACAATAGCGACCAATCAACTGATTATGATAACAATGATACCGATTCTGATGATGATAGCTATAATGAAGATAATGACAATGATAACAGTGATAGTGATGATAACTATAGCAATGATATTTTCGATGATAACGGTAATATTGATGACGATTTAAAAGAATTATATAATCAGAAAATAGATGAATATTACGAAAACTACGGTTCTTCTACAACCGTAACAAAGTATGATATTAATGGTGATGGTGTTGATGAATTAATACTTTCACATGGAGATGTTGATTCTGATTGGAATAATGATATATATGATTTTTCTAGTGGCAATGCCTCCCCTGTTGGCACAATTCATAATGAAGTAACATTTTATGAACCTAAAGATGGTAACGGTATCTATTCTTTATGGTATGTTCCGGGTTATCAAGAATTATCTCAAATAACAATTGATGATGAAGGTAGATTAAATGTTAAAATAATCGACAAAAAAGAGTTATCAGGAAATTCTCCGGAATATCAAGGAAACAAAATTGAAACATATAGACTTGGTGATTATCTAGGAGAAAAAGATGGTTCTTCAGAAGATTATGACAGTGATACAATTGAGTATTATGATATGAATCGTATTGTTGATACAAAGAATTGGGAAATTTGTGTTACTGAAGCATATAAAACTTCAGATGATTATCCAAATATAAAGGTTAAATGTACAATAACAAATACAAGCAAAAGTGACAAACGATTTATTATGAAAGGTAATGTTCAAGCATATGCAGATTATAAATATTATGACGGCACAGGTGATTGGAATAATTTTGTTATAACTAGTGGAGATACAGTTGATACAACACTAGAATTTGCGTTAACTGAATTAAGTGTTGATGATATTGATTCAACAGATATATACCTATCTATCGAAGGAACTAATATATGGCTTAAGTCCTTACAAGATTAATGGTTTATAATTGGAGGTAAAAATGTTTTGCAAAAAATGCGGTAATAAATTAGAAGAAGGATCATTATTTTGTGATCAATGTGGCGAACCTGTTTCAAAAAGGGCATTGCAAAATGAACAAACTACTAAAAATAAAGTAGAAGTAGTTGATAAAAGTGAGCAAGTACCTGGGAATGATCCTGCTTACTTATACAAAGAAGAACTAGAGTCAAAGTCACATAGTAACAAAGGTATTATAATGCTGATTTTAATAATATTAATTATAATGGTGGCTACGGTATTACTAATTATTAATATCTTAAATCCGAAAACAGATGATAATGCCAACAGTACTACAACACAAGTAGAGACTACTACTGAACTTGAAACAACAGAACCTGAAACTACTGAACTCGAAGAATCATATGATGATCTCTATTATGATTGTTTAAATAAGATCTACAAGGAATATGGACAAGATGCAAGGTATGCATTTTATGATTTTAATAAGGACGGTATAGATGAACTTATTGTTTCATATGGTAAATGTGATTTAGAATGGATGAATGAAGTATATATCATAAATGACGGCAAAATCTATTCAGCCGGAACATTTGGTAAGCCGTCATCTTTCTACATAGATGAAAATGATGAAGGCATCTATGCAATATGGTCTAAACAAGGTTGTGGCCTAATCCAACATATAACAATAGAAGAAGGAGACAACCAAATTACAGTAGAAGATACAGAAAGCCAAGATTTTTCAAGTTATGAAGCTAATGAGCCATTAGAGAATAATCGTGTGAAACTATATCTAGATAATTATTAATCCGAAAATAAGCGTGTGAAATTCCACTATGAGGCACGCCCCACTTTTTATTACCTTTTCTAAAAGCTTTCAAGTCAAAAAATGAAGCGTGCCTCATACCGTCCTTCCCCACGCTTATTTTTTGGCTTTTATCTTTTAGTTTCAGGCTTTCAATCCTGAAACTTTTTTAATTAATGTTTTATCTATTCATTCCTTTATTAAACATATAATATACATTTCTTATTGACCATATATATTTCTCTTTTTGATTAAATACATAAGCAAATTGCAGAATTACATAAAAACAAGTGTATAATATATACTTGCATATGACCGGACTAGTTCCGTTTCAAGAACACGGAACATAGGAACATAGAACCCCATAGGCTTAATTGCCTATGGGGTAATTTTTATGTAAATCTCAAGAAAATCAAACAAATACTATAGTAGTGAATAATGATAATAATATTCTTATTATCTTCGTTATTTAAGCAGCTATATAAACAATATTAAAATTATTAAAAGGAGAGATTTTTATGGCAGCAAATGTAGAAACAATGTTTTATGTAAGAGAAAAACCTTGGCATGGACTTGGTACAAAGGTAATGGAAGCACCTACTTCTAAAGATGCCTTAATATTAGCAGGTCTTGATTGAAAAGTTCAGCAAAAGCCTATTTTCACTGAATCTAATCAACTTATTCCCGGTTACAAAGCTAATGTCAGAGATATTGACAACAAGGCTTTAGGTGTAGTAAGTGACAAATACAAGGTAATTCAAAATGATGAAGCCTTTGCATTTACTGATGCATTGCTTGGTGAAGGTGTCAGATATGAAACTGCCGGTTCACTTAAAGGTGGCAAAACTGTTTGGATGTTAGCAAGGCTACCTCAAGAATATATTATCGGTGGAGAACAAATTTGTCCTTACCTTGTATTTAGCAATACCCATGACGGTTCAGGTGCAGTTAAGGTTGCAATGACACCTATTAGAGTTGTTTGCAGTAATACTCTCAACCTATGTTTAAGTTCCGCAAAAAGAAGTTGGTCTATGATCCATACAGGAGATATTAACCTAAAACTTGAAGAAGCAAAGAACACATTGTTCCTTGCACAAAGTTATATGAACGAACTTGGCAAAGAGTTTGATTCATTAAGCAAGATAAAACTTTCTGACAAAGAGGTTGAAGAGTATATTGAAATGCTTATTCCTATGAAGGACAACCCTACCCCACTTCAAGAAAAGAATATTCAAAAACTTCGTAATGATTTAAGGTCTCGTTATTATAATGCACCTGACCTTAAAGGTGTAAGCAAAAACGCTTATCGTTTCATTAATGCAGTATCTGACTTTGCTACACATGCATCACCACTTAGAAAGAATATTAACTATCAGGAAAACATTTTTGCAAAAACAATGAATGGTAATCCTATGATTGATAAGGCTTACAAAATGTTTTGCACAGCATAAAGGAGGAATAATATATGAGCTTTACAAAGATACCTACAAAAAATTTAAGTCACAACGAATGGCTTAGATTAAGAAAAACAGGAATAGGTGGCTCTGATGTTGGAGCCATTTGTGGTGTTAATAAGTACAGTAGTCCTGTTAAAATTTATCAGGACAAAACTACTGATACTATCACCGAAATTAACAATGAAGCAACAAGAATCGGACATGACCTTGAAGATTATTGTGCCAGAAGATTTATGGAAGAAACAGGACTAAAAGTTAGAAAGTCTAACTTTATGTATCGTTCAACTGAACACCCCTTTATGTTAGCTGATGTTGATAGATTAGTAATAGGTGAAGATGCAGGTCTTGAATGTAAAACAACAAACATTCTCAATGCATCACAATGGAAGAATGGACAAATTCCTATTTCCTATGTTATGCAATGCTATCACTATATGTATTGTACAGGTAGAAAGACTTGGTACATTGCATGTGTAATTCTCGGTAAAGAATTTGTATATAGAAAGCTATCATGGAATGATGATATTATCAACAATATTGTTTCTATTGAGTATGACTTTTGGCAAAACAATGTGCTAAAAGGCATTATGCCTGAACCTGATGGTTCATCTTCAAGCGACAACATAATATCATCAATGTTTCCTATTGCTGAAAACAAAGATGTTATTAAGCTGACAGGCTTTGATGAAAAACTATCTAAAAGGGATTCTCTGATTAGTGAGATTTCTCAATTAGAAAAGGAAAAGAAGAAGATTGAACAGGAAATACAGATTAAAATGGAAGATTCTGAATTTGCTGAAAACGATACCCATAGGATTAAGTGGAGCAATGTTGAAACCGTAAGGCTGGACACTCAAAGGTTACACAAAGAATTGCCTAATATTTACAATCAGTTTCTTAAGAAAACTGTTTCAAGGCGATTTCAAATTAAAGCAGTATAAAGGTTAATAATATGAAAAATGTAGATTACAATGAACTTTTGTATGAAAAGGTATCACAAGAACTTAAAAACTTTATTTCTAAATTAAAGTCAAAAACAGCTGAAGCAGTAATTGAATATGCATATGAATTAACCATAAAAGAGGATATTGTATGTGTCTTTGAATGTATAGATTTTACTCAGGAAGAAGCTAAATCTTTATATGAAGAACAATATCCACTAGATGGTTGTTATCAAGAATGGCTACATAACGATCAATCATATATGGATATAATAACTCAAACTGTTCAGGACAAAATAAAGTCTTCTGTAAATAAAAGGAGGAAAAATGAATATCAGAACATTATATGCTAATGAAATTGAATGTCGAATAGGTATGGTAAATGAAAAAGGGCTAAGTTTATTGCTTTACAAAAATGCAAGAGTTGATATGCAAATTCTTGATGAATGTTTCGGCATCTTTGGATGGCAAAGGCAACACACTTGCATTGAAGGTAATCTTTATTGCACAATTCAAATTAAAGATCCTGAAACTCAACAATGGATCGCAAAAGAGGATGTTGGTGTATCAGGTTATACAGAAAAAGAAAAATCACAAGCTTCAGATGCATTTAAAAGAGCAGCAGTAAACATTGGTATTGGCAGAGAACTTTACTCTGCCCCATTTATTTGGATACCTGCTTCTAAAGTTACCATTCAACGCAGAGATGACAAATTCTGTTGTTATGATCATTTCAAAGTATCTTCTATTTCCTACAATGACAAGAAAGAAATTGTAGGACTAAAGATTATTAAAGTTGAAGATAATTCAACCGTATATGAAATGCGTAATAATCACAAAACTAACAATACTGTTCTGTCAGACACTCAAGTTAGAAATTTATATTCTGAACTTAACAGAACCGGTGTTGATATAAATTCTGTATTTAAAAGATACGGGATTAACTCTATTGAAGAAATGTCTTATGACACTTTTTCAAAAGCAATGAACAGTCTAAGAAAAACTAAAGACAAAATTCATGTAGCATAAAAATATAGTGGTAAATCTAACCTATACTTAAAAAGTAGTAAAGTCCTTTAATAACTATTTAATATATGCAATAAAAAATAGTGTATTATTAACGACCGTTAGATTTACCACTAAAATTATTGGAGGTAATAATGAAACAATATGGCTATTGTCGTATTTCCACTAAAAAGCAAAACATTGACAGACAAGTCAGAAATATTCTCACTCAATATCCAAATGCAATTATAATCAAAGAAATATTTACCGGCACAAAATTTCAAGGAAGAAAATCTTTAGAAAAATTATTAAAGATAATAAAGCCGGGTGATATGATTATCTTTGATTCAGTAAGTAGAATGAGCAGAAATGCAGATGAAGGGTTCCTATTATATGAGGAACTTTACAGAAAAGATATATCTCTTGTTTTTTTGAAAGAACCACACATTAATACTGATACGTACAAAAAGGCAATGCTTAATCAAATATCATTAACAGGAAACAAAGTTGACCTTATTCTTTCAGGTGTTAATAAATATCTAATGGAACTTGCTAAAGAACAAATTAAACTTGCATTTGAACAATCAGAAAAAGAAGTTAATGATCTAAGGCAAAGAACTAAGGAAGGCATAGAAACTGCAAAACTTAATGGCAAAATAATAGGTCATCCTGTTGGTTCAAAATATGAAACACAAAAATCAAAAAATGCCAAAAAAATTATCCTTAAACATAATGTATCTTTCGGTGGTTCTCTTAACGATACCGAAACTATTAAGCAAGCCGGTATATCAAGAAAAAGTTTTTATAAATATAAAAAGGAGTTAAGAAAAACCGGCTTATAATCACAAATACACCCTATTCATTTAATTGGTGAATAGGGTGTATTTTTTTACAGATTCTATTATAGTAATAAATTATGATATTAGGAAATCGTTAATACCAAATTCCCAAAATCCCAGTTTTATAAGGTGCATATTAATATATATAAATTACTATAATTAATGATTATTGGGAATCCGATATTCCTCAAGCCCGTCATCACCAACAAATCTGATTACATCATCTAATATATCAAATTTTTTAAAATACGATCTAGGAAGATTAGTACACTGTAACTTAACTAAATAAGACATATAATCTTTAATTTCTTTAATATGCGCGTTAGTCCATTTGTTTTTATTTTTAGCTAAATTTATAATTACAGGATCTTTATATTTTTTTATTATCTCCTCTAGATAAATTTTTAAAACATCATTATCTAAGTAATAACTATTTCTAGCCATTTCATAACAAATGAAATCCTCATACTCATTCTTATCAATCTCTAAATTAAGATCACTAATTATATTAAAATAATTATTCAAAAAATCTTTAGTTTCTTTTATTTCATTTTCATATATTTTTTTGCGTATACTGACAAAGTCTTTTTCTATATTCTTAAAAAAGGCTGTATCTTTGAAATTGCTACTCCAATCATCAAATTTGTCACTTATTGTTGCATCAGAATTAATTGATTGATCACTAAAATGATCAATTGCTCTGATAGTGTTTTCTTTTATAAATTCAAAAATTGTAGTTAAAGATACATTTTTATAATTCAACCAACTATCCTCTTTAGTTTTATTGTCTTCTTCCTCTTTACTGTCTTCTTCCTCCTCATTGTAAAAGCCTAAATATGTAAACATTCCAAAAATATAAAAAGGATTTTTACAGTTGCTACAAAGGCACTTCGTTATAAAATCATAATCATAAAATACAGAATACTTAAGTGTTGTTAATATAAAGTTCTTTTCATCTTCTTCCATTTCTTTTTTGCTTTTTGATATTAAAGAAAGAAATTTATCTTCCTGAAAAGCTAAAAAATATTTAGTCATAGTTTGCATTTTAAAAATCTTAAACAAATCATCAACTCTATGTAATTGACTAATAAAAATACTACCCGGCTCTTCTATATATATATCTATAAAATGCAAAACATTTTTGATAACAGATTTAAATGAATCTTCTGAACATGATCTCTTAATATTAAACTTAGGTATTTTACTACTTTTTTACCATCACTTTTATTACCTTTTTTTGGTATATTCTTTAACATTTAAACCTTCTTGATAAATATAAAATAATGAAAAAATGTACCAATCCTTATATGAGACAATATAGTTCCCCGGTTTTTGATTTCTTAACTTTAAAAAGCGTACATTAAATGATGGATAATTTTTATTCTCTAACTTATTCTCTAACTTATACATATTGTTTAAGAATAAATTAGTTCTGTTACAAATTTCCTTATTACTAACCGCTTTAAGAATATTAGAAAATAAATTTACTTTTTCATTTTTTTGATTCAAAATTTTTCCTGAGTACATTGATTCCCATATTTCAAATGGATTCAAATAATGGTTATCATCAATTTTCTCCGGCATATTAAACAATTCATAATTTGATTGTCTTATATAATTTATAAGTGTTTTAGCATTTATATAGTAATCAGAAAGGAAATTATTTTCAAACTCCCCCAGCCATTTCCAATATTCC